CCAAATTAGAACTATATACAAATAAATGTAGGTAAAACAACGTTTTAAATCTTCAATGGTTTAAAACGTCCAAATGTGTAAATTCTTCAATGGTTTAATTACCGATATTAGCTTCTCGTGACATATTTCCACCACGGCTTGACAATAATTTTTTGTGTTCTTCAGTTAAACATAAAGGTCCTTTAGAATTAGAAAGTCCAGAAGAACCGTGTTTGCATTCCAAACTACCCTTTGCAGATGCAAATTTATCTACAGGATTATTAATATTATCTGGTTGACAAAATAAACCAGTAAATCCATATACTTTTTTACAATCAGTTGATTGTCCGTCCATTACAAATGGCTTATACATATCCATTGCGGAGTTATCTTCTTTGCTTGAATAATCAGTATCATGCTTACCACCAAATGGTTCAAACTTAGAAGACTTTTGGAAAACTGTTTCTGTGTTAAAGGGAGCAGCATTGTTGCAAGATACAAATAATGTTGAAAAAATAACTAACAACAATACAACGAGTAATAAAGCACTTAATACATTCATTTTTAATATTATATACATATTTCACAGATAAAAATTTTCATTATTATATTTTACTAAATATAATAATACTGTAAATACACATAAAAAAGTGATAAGATAATATATATAAATACGACATGGCTAATTTAACCACAGATGAACGATTAAATCTACAAAAAATGGTTAGTGAAATGGGTAGTGAAGATAATACATTGCAAATACGCAAACTTAAACACAGTATTACTTTACGTGATGAGATACGTAAATTAGATACTTGTAAAATGAAAAATAAACATATAAAATTAAACAATCCCGAACAATATATTGAATTATGTAAAGCAGAAACACCTTTTTTATACAACAATTATACCGATATTTTTAATCGTATTGTTAAAGATGAAATTGATCTTGAAATTATGACAAAACTATTAATTGTTCTAAAGTTAATAGAAGACGGAAAAGTAGATCAAAACGAAGGATCTGTTATGGTTGGTAAAGTATTAAAAGAGCTCTATGTTGATAGTGCATTAAAGCAATCTAAGCATTTAGATGAAAAAAATGAAGTCGAAGAAATTAATGTTAAAGAAAGTAAATCTATATCGTGGAAACAATATAAACAAATAAATAATAAATAAATATAATATGAATTTTATTGATATTAGTAACGTGAATGAATTATGCGAAACCTTAAGAGCTACATCTATAAACGGTCATAAAAATTTTGCTATTCTAAAAATTACTAGTGATAATTATAAACTAAAGCAAGAATATATTGAACGTATTAATAATCATAATTCACAATTTATGTCTAATAAATTACCGGATTCTGGGTTTGATGTATTAGTGCCTAAGGATATACATATTACTAGTCCATATATTTCTAATTTTATTGATATGGAAATAAAAACTGAGATGTTTTACTGTGATGTTAATCAAGAATTACCATACAATACAGCATTTAATTCTCATCCACGTTCTAGTATATCAAAAACACCTTTAATGTTAGCTAACCATACAGGTATTATTGATGCGGGATATCGTGGTAATTTAATAGGTGCATTTAGATTACTACCAGATCAAGATAATAATACTAATTACCATATTAAGGAATATACTAGATTATTACAAATTTGTCATCCAACTCTATGTCCTATATATGTAATGAGTGTTGATAATAATCAATTATCTGTAAGTGAACGTGGTGCTAATGGATTTGGATCTACCAAATAATTTTATCATAATTATATAAAATCACAATTTATTTTATATGATTAATGCCACAATGAATGATAATACTTCTAATGAATTGGTTGAAATATACAAAGGTTCCTATTTTTCAAAACAAAAAAAATCACGTGCTAAAAAGGTTATTGTATTTGACTTAGATGAAACATTAGGTTCATTTGTTGATTTAGAAATATTGTGGAAACTTATTAAACGATATAACCAGTCTAAAAATAATATTTTTAATGATATTTTAGATATTTATCCTGAATTTAGACGTTACGGAATTATACCTATTTTAACATATTTGGCTAATAAAAAAAAATCAGGAGAGTGTCACAAATTATTTGTATATACAAATAATCAAGCCGGTATGGCTTGGTCTAAATTAATTATTGATTATTTTAATCACAAAATTTCTACTGAATTTAATCTATTTGATAAAATTATTAATGCTTTTAAAATTAATAATATTCAAATTGAATTAGATAGAACTAGTCATAAAAAAACTTATGATGATTTTATAAAATGCACTTTATTACCTAAAAATACTACTATTTGTTATATTGATGATGTTTATTATAAAGATATGAAAAAAGAAAGAATTTATTATATTCAACCTATGAAATATAATCATAATCTTTCTACACACGAGATTATTAATCGCTTTATTTATTCCAAACACGGTGTTCTTTTACTTAATACACTATCCGTTCAAAATGCATTTAAAATTGAATTTATTGAAAAATGTATGCAAGCTGGAGTGTTTAGAATATATTCCAATCCTACAAAGGAATTACTAGAAAATGATATACTTGTTTCACAAAAAATTATGTATCATATTAAAGAATATTTTATATTAACAAATAAAACTAATAAGACTTGTAAAAGACGATCAGTTATTTCTCATTTTACTCGTAAGATACGTAAATTTTAATCTTGATATTCTGAATGTTCGTATGCCATTAAGATTAATTGCTCTGTTGCAGACATTTTTTGAAATGTTATGCAATCATCGTATCTATATTGTATAAAACGATTCATTGAATTTTTACATAATACTTGGGTTCCTGTATCTAAAAATTTTATATCTACTACTATACCACCATTTGTTAATTTTTCAGTATTTCTACGAATCCATCTTACATGCTTTCCTTTATGTAATTCATGTAATTCATCCACTACACGATAACCTACTAATTTTAAACATAATTCTTCCTGTACTTCTTTGTCTTCTATTATTACCTTAATGTTATCATAAATTTCTTCTGTTATACCGTTTAATGATTTGTTCTCCAAATAATCATTATTATTATCTTCTAATGAATTTAATAATTCATCTACATCTAATTGTGATAATAAACTTGGATCTTTTAAAGCTTCTTCATATACATTATTTATTGTATCTGAATTTATATTTATCGAATTATTCATATATTATGATTAATATATCAATATCTGTTTAATTCATTTTTTATTTTTCTTCTGCATCTACTAATACTTCACCACTAGTACGTATCAATTCTATATGCTTATTTAAATCGATTCCTACTTTAATTGTATATCTATTTATATATTCAACTATACTCAAGTTAAAAAACAGAAATACTGCACTACTAAAAATTAATGCTGAATCACTTTGTTTTAATACGTGTTCTCTAAAAGGATTGAATTTAAACAATAATAGTAAGCATATTAATAGCTGGACGCTTATATTTATATCGCGCAACCAATCATTTTTTAAAATATGCACTCCAAACAAAGAAAATATTATTATATATAATACATTAATAAAATTAGAAAAATGCACTATTCTACCATAATAATTATCTCCTCTACTTATTAGGTTCTCCATTCCTAAAAATATTTTTTGTATTATTGATAACATTTCAATTTATATAATCTATTTACATAAAATATCTAAAAATAAATTGTCACAAATATATAGACTAATGAATACCGATGATAAAATTATTAATAAATATATTATTAAATCAATTATAGGAGAAGGCAAGTTTGGTAAAGTTTATAAAGCATATAACATTAAAAATGAGGAATTTGTTGCTATTAAACTAGAAGATAAGAGAACCTCATATAATTTATTAAAACGTGAAACTACAATATTAAAGTATTTATATGAACGTAAATGTAGAAATATACCAATGATTTATTGGTTTGGACCACATAATAATTATACTACTCTAGTTATGTCTTATTATGAAATTTCATTATATGATTATTTCCAAGTTAAAGCTGTTAGTATTTCTAAAATTAATAATATTATGATTAAATGTATAAACATTCTGGAGAACATACATAATCTTTTTGTTATTCATAGAGATATTAAACCTCAAAATTTTATGATTAAAAATGGAGAAATATTTTTAATTGATTTTGGCTTAGCTTCATATTACATTACAGACGAACAAATACATATATCTAATAAAATTGGAGAACATATTATTGGCACACCAAAATATATTAGCACTAACATTCACAATGGATATACTCCATCTAGAAGAGATGATATTATTTCACTTGGTTATATTTTTATTTTTCTATTTAATAACGAATTACCATGGGATAATATTACACTTAATGATGAAGAACTACTATATCCTAATCCTACACATATACTTAATTCATTTAATGTTAGACGAAAAAATTTAAAATCGATTGAGAACTTAATACATATATGTGAAAATATTAATACATCTATAGTAAATTACTTTAAAATTACATATAATATTGATTATCATATTACTCCTCCTTATAATTCATTATGCAGCTTATTTTTAATATAAATATATTTTCAAACAATATAGAAAATATACTATATAGTAACATATAATAAGGAGACGATGAGCAGTACCCAAGAAACAAGCGAACAAACTAGAGTTATCGGCCAAGTCAAGTGGTTTAATAATAAAACTGGATATGGCTTTATCACTGCCAAGGAGGGAGAACACGATGGTAAGGATATTTTTACACATTATTCTTCTATCCGTGTTACTGATTCACAATATAAGTACCTCGTTCAAGGTGAATATGTTGAACTCATTGTAATTAAATCTACAACCGGACAACACGAATACCAATCTTCAGATGTTTCTGGAATTAAGGGCGGACTACTTATGTGTGAAACACGCCAACAAAATCAACCTAGTGATAAGCCTGTTACCCGTAAGTATCGCACTAGAAATAACCGCAAGGAGGATTCCGCAAGACCTGCTGAAGAATAAATATTATTATTATTAAAACAAAATTTTACAAACAAATAATAAACAACAAAGCACAAATAAAAAATAAAAATTATTAACCTGAATAAAAATAATATGTAAAAATAGAATTTATATATTATTTAATGATTATCATCTACAAAGTCATTTATTACAACTGGTGTTATGTCTTTGTATTGAGAAATAGGTTTGATTAGTCTTGGAAAGTTTATAATTGGAGGTGGTTTTAGAGAAGTCTCTAAATTTAAAAATACTTTTTGTTCTAGTTCTAATACACGTTGTTCTAACACCCTTATTCTTTCTTCGTATGCTTGAATACTTATTGTATTTCCCATATACATAATTGTATATGTTTATTTTGTTTTATTTACAAACAATTCTTTTGCTAATGTCTTGATTATTTTATTATCTAATTTTAATTGTTCGTCTTCTACGTCACCTAATATTGCTCTCATCATCTTATAACAAAAATCATAAGTTTGGGTTTCCATTACTTCACATTCAGGATTTGCTGTTTTCCAATCCGGCATAGTTCTATAATTTGTCATTGATATACGACTTAGGATTTTTCTTAATTTTGCTAATTCCTCTGTATCTTTACTCCAACCATCATCTTCTTTTATATACATTGTTTCCCGTTTTATATCCGTACAATGGATTGGTCGTTTTGTTACATCCATTGTTTTTAAACGGTCCATTATCATTTTTGTCATACCACTTACATAGCCGTGATTACCTATATAGACTAATTCATCTAGCTTTACATTTATATTTTTTAGAAAATCGGTAATACTCATTGCATCTTTGCACGTATCGTTTAAAAAGAAATTTAAGTTAAAGCTTTGATTTGTTGTTGTATTATTATTGATCACTTGAGAATTTTTAGCTATATCTAACATTTGTTTCGATTGTTCTAATATCATATTTTTAAAATCATTGTTTTGCTTTATTAATGCTACAATTAAATCACTATCTGATGAATTTGTACTTTTATCCAGCTGAGATTTATATTCACTGCATTTTTGCTTATGATTCCATAATGATGATGCGTGTGTATAACTTTTACCGCAGCTACATTCATGGATCGACAACCTTAATACTTTATCATTTGGCATTTTTTCGTTCGTCAAAGTTCGTATTTTATGCTTTGCAGTCAAAAGATGGCTATTATAATTACTTTTTTTGCTGCATTTAAAGTTGCAAATTTCACACTTATAAGTTTCGGCATTTTTTGGCATTTTTTAGTTCGTTAAAATAGACGAAGAAAAAAATGCCTAAACATATTCCGCGTAAAATATGTAATTTTTAGTATGCAGTCAAGCGTTTTTTGTTTATTTTGATTTTACAGCATTTCAATCACAAAATGAAAATTGCAAAATTCCGAGATGAAAAAAAAAATTTATAAGAGGGGTAAGTCAAAAATGGACATTTTTAAAATGTCCAATTTCGGATTTCACCCACCAATTATTTTTGTAAAAAAGTATAATAAATATATAAATTGAAAATATGATATAAAGAAATACAATTAAATCAATTAATTACTAGTTTTGTAATTTACTAATTTAATTATGTGAATTAGTATTCAATTAATTAAATCAATTATAAATTTGTAATTTACTAATTTACTAATTTAATATCTGAAAGTATATTAGAATGAAATTTATTACTTTAAATAAATTTTTAAATTTGTTTCATAATAAAAATGAAACTAATATTAAATTAGAACAAATAGGTAGTTACATAAATAAAACACAAGTTAGAGTTGGCACAAAAATACATCCTTTAAAAAGTTATATGAAAGATCATAATATAGATAAAAATGTAATAGTAATGCTTTGTTATCATATTAATAATAGAGATGAATATTTAACAAGATTTTATAATTTGTCTTTGGATATTCATCCTGATAAATTGGCTATTCATAAATCAGGTATATTACCTATGCGTAATAAAGAAATGAATAACAACCAACATATTGTATTTAAAAATTTAATCCGTAATTTACACTTATTTGATATTTTACAGCATACTAAATCTGGTATTGATAATGTACCTACTTATTTAGATGTATTATTTGACTTATATTTGAATAATATAATTGATTATAAATTACTAACACCAAGTGCAATACATTATATACATAAAGGACGTATAGGTAGTGTATTTTCATCTTATTATTTTCGTGCATCCATATTAAATCCTTATTTAATTTACTCATTAAATCAAACAGTATTAAAATGTGAACGTGTTTTTACTCCAACATTAGGATGGTCGTCATATTGTTATGGTTTTTTAGAGTCACCTTATGTAAAAGAATATGTAGGTACTGATGTAATACCAAGTGTATGTAAAAAAACAGCCGATCTTGTAAATATGTATATTGAACCAAAAATGGTAGATATATATTGTAAGCCATCGGAGGATTTATGTAAAGACAATGCATTTATGAAAAAATATAAAGAACATTTTGATTTGGTATTTTTTAGTCCTCCTTATTATGAATTGGAGTTATATAAAAGTAGCAATCAAAGCACTCAACGATATAAATCTTATGAAGAATGGCTTGAAAAGTATTGGAACGAAACAATGAAGTTATGTCACAGTGTGTTAGAAACAAAAGGTAAATTATGTTATATCTTATCTGGTTATGGTTCAAACACAACTAAGAAATATGATTTGTTGAAAGATATGAATACAATTGCAAAAAAATATTTTAGATTACTATCAACACAAATGATGTTAAATAAAAACGTTCATGTAACATCTCATAGAGAAACAGGAGAACAAATAATGATTTTTGTTAAAAAATAATGAATCATTTTTAAAATTATTTACATTTTCCAATTACCGTGAGAACAATGATAACCATAGTTACCAAAATAATTATTTCTTATAGGTGTAGGTAATAATAATTCAACATTATTAGAATAATCAATAAAGGTTTGTGTAACTAACAATGGTCCAGTGGTACAATATACATATACTTGTTCGGGTGGATCATTATTTTCATTTTGTGCGATTTGAATATCCTTATCAGTTATTCGGTTTGAACCAATATTATCAATTATTTTTTTAATAAATGGATGATTGGCAGGTGCATAAAAAGCATAGTTACCTATTAATTTTGTAAAACCTTGTTTGGTAATAATAGAATCTCTAATATTATTGATTTCAATAGGAAATTTACATTTATCAGGATTTACATTATATAAATCATCAAGTGAATCATAAATATTCATATCTAGATCAAGGTAAACTCCACCAAAGTAATAAATAGCTAGATATCTAAAATAATCAATTTGTTGAATTTTATGTTTAAAACTACAAAATGTGTCATAATACTCCGGCATCTTATCATGAATAAAGTTAACAATATCATTATCACTAAAAAACATATAATTCCAATTAGGATTATGAAATTGGACTTTATCACTGAAGGATTTATATTGTCCGGGCATATTCAGGTCTTTCCAAGTTTGTATAATATTCATTATTATACAAATTAATCTAAATGGCTTTATGCCGTTTTTAATCAATTTCTTCAATAGTCTTAATAATATGTTCTGGATAGTTCATATCTTTTAATACACGAACTCCACCTTTAATTTTAGATATGCCCTTTTTAATTTTATATGTGTAGTTAAATGAACCATTTTCATTAATATTAACATTCATTTTATAATTTTGTATAATTTTGGAGTTTTTAAATTTTTTACAAATAGATAAGTAATGTGTAGTTAAAATAAATTTAACATTAGAAAAGCTTTGAATATATTCCAAAAATGCATATCCTGCATTAGCAGCTTCTGTAGGATTTGTTCCAGAATAAAGTTCATCAAACATACAGAAATGTCTAAAATTATTTTGTTTATTATTTTCAATTGCATCAATGATTTCTTTACATCTTCTAGATTCAGCTTGAAATAAACTATCTCTAGCGGAAGTGTCTGGAATATTAATATAAGAATGAATGTGTGTGTAAGGTGTCAGTGTGGCAGAATTATAATATCCACACCCAATTTGTTGTGAAAAAATTATGTTTAATGCTGTAGTCTTAAGTATAGTAGTTTTACCTGAACCATTTGGTGAAGAAATTATCATATTTTTCTTGAAATCACAATCATTTTTAACAGGGTTATGATGTGTTAATGGTGGATAATATTGTTTATTAAATTTACAAGAATCATTTTTATCAAAAGTAGCATATGAAATAATTTTATTTTGAATATTAGTGTTAATACCATTCAAATTATCAATATAACCATGAAATCCAAAAGAATATCGTAAGCAATCTTCATAAGATTTATTGGAATATATTTTATAATAATTCTTTAACATATATCCCATAGTATTAAATTTTTGAATATTTTTCTCAAATGGATATACATCACATAAATCTGTTTTAATTTCATATAATATTTGTAATTTTTCTTTGTTAATATGATTAAACATATTATATGTATTACAATTATCGGTTATATTAACAAATGATTCCATAGAATTTATTGTATAATCAACATAATCACGTAATTCTATTAATTGTTCGTTCATTATAATTGAATTATTATAAAAACGTTTGCATAGCATAATATTTTGATAAATTTGGAAAATATACATACCAAATATAAACATAATGTAAATTAAATTCTGCCAATTTAATGTTTGAATACTGGTAATAGCTTTACCTATAAAATGACTTTTTGCTATATTTTTTAATGTTTCAACGTAAATACTCACATTAATAGGTATTCCTTGTATTTTCAATATGATAAAGGGAAAAATAAGAAAAATAAATGGTAATATAAAACTAATTAATGGAGAAATAACGTGTATAAAAGAAAGAGCTTGTAGAAATGAAGATGATTCATTGAATGACTTAAGTATAGACCAATCCATATAATTATATTTTTCTAAAAAGTTATTATCAAGTTTAACATTTTTCCATATAGTTTTAATATTATTACAGTTTATTTTATATTTACAATCTCTTAAAGTTTCATTGTGTTTATTGATATTATTAATAACAACTTTTGTATCATTTAAATATTCAATATCGTTAGTATATTGTTGCTGCCATAAATTAATAGTGTAATTAGCAAACTCGTTGTTTGGTAAAAATAAATGGTCGTACATAGTGTTATCATTATTATAATTAGAAGGAATTTTTAATTCTAAATCATACAAAAGTTCATCTTTAATAGCAAACAGTTTATTATTATCTAAATATTGAATAGGTAATTTAAAATTAGTATCGATATTAAAAGATAAATCAATTACAACACTATCTTCATTATTAGTAGATTGTTTAAATTGATTCATAAAAGGTGGAATCATTTTATTACTATAATATGTATTGTAATAAAAAGAATTGACAATAAACGCAGTATTTATAACTTAAATTCTGTAATATTGGTTTTATAATGGCCTTCAATACGTTTTAAGCTGTTAATATCACGTTCTGTAACAAAATTAATAGCTAACCCTTTTCTTCCCCATCTTCCACTACGTCCAATACGATGTAAATATGTATTTACTGATTTTGGTATATCAAAATTGATTACAGTACCAACTTGTTGGATATCAATGCCTCTTGCAGTAATATCAGATGATATAAGAACTCTGTATTTACCAGTTTTAAAATCATTAAAAGCAATATTACGGTCATCTTTATTCATAGAACTATGAATACAACATACAGGAAAGCCTTCACGAGTCATAGCATCGTGTAAATCTTTAACTCTATTCACATTGTTAGTGTAAATAATAGATTGTGTAATAGTAAGTTGTTCGAAAATAGCTTTAAGGGTTTCAAATTTGTCATTATCACTATACATAGCAATATATGTTTGTTCAATACCGTCTAATGTTAATTCTTCTTGTTTCATAGTAATACGAACAGGTTCTTTCATAAATTTATTTGTAAGATTTAAAACATCTCGTGGTAAGGTTGCACTAAAAATAGCGACTTGGACCTCTTTATTTAGGTATTGAAAAATATTATAAATTTGTTCTTGAAAACCTTGAGATAACATTTCATCTGCTTCATCTAACATAAATAATTTAACAGTATGAATATTAATAATGCGTCTTTTTATCATGTCATAAATACGGCCAGAACAGCCAATTACAATATGAGGTGTATTATTTCTAATTTTTTCAATATCATTTTGAACGGAAGTACCGCCAATTAATAATTGTGTTTGAAGACCTTCGATAAAATTACCAAGTTTATTAACAACTTCAAATATTTGTTTAGCAAGTTCTTGTGTAGGAGCAATAATAATAGTCTGTATTTCATTAATAGAAGTATCAGTTTTCTGTAATGCACTTATAGTAAATGCGCCAGTTTTACCAGTTCCTGACTGTGCTTGTGCGATAACATCATTATTTTGAATAATAGGTATAATGGCCTTTTGTTGAATTTCACTGGGTTTTTCAAATCCTATTGCATAAATTCCACGTAGTAAATTAGTAGATAAATCTAAGTCATCCCACGTATTAATAACCATATCATTTGTATTATTATCACTCATTATATTATAACTTAATTATAAATTTATTTTTAAGCAAGTTAATAAATATATTAAGTATATAAATTATATAAATATTATCACGTTATAATACTAGTGCAAGTAAAATGTATTCTTTAGAATTCTATGAAAATATTATAATTGATCAAAATACTATAGAATTGCCAGATGCGATTTTAAACAATATAAAACAATTGCATATTGCATTAAATATAAATCCAGAACAAAATAACTCTTTACGTTCTAATAATAATCGTCGTTCTAAACTAGATAGTAATGAATGGAAAAAGAAAGAAGTATTTAAAGCAACAGTAATAACAAAAAAAGAAGGTCCAGATAAATTATTAAATGAGGTAAAGACATTTTTAAATAAATTATCAGTCAGCACATATGATAACCATAGTCAAAACATTATAGAAATAATTGATAGAGTATTAGAAGACACAGAAAATACGGAGGAATATAATAATGATATAATAAAACAGATAATAAATATGTTAATCTTAGTCTCGTGTCAAAATAAGTTTTATTCTAATTTATATGCAAAGTTGTATAAACAAATTATCAATAAACACCCATTTTTTACAGAACAAATAAATACAATGTATTCTAATTATCTATCATCAGTAACCGATATAGAAATAGTAGATTCATCAAAAGACTATAATAAATTTTGTGAAATTAATAAGCAAAACGAAAAACGACGTTCAAGTATGATATTTATAGTAAATTTGTATAAAGAAGACGTAATTAAAAAGGAAAATGTAACTACCTTAATAAGTAAAATATGTGATTGTATAAACAGTTCTTTATTAGATAAAGAACATATAGAATTAGTAAATGAATTAACTGAAATAATAAATGTATTTGTTGTAAATATGCAAGATATATTAAAAAATAATTCAAATAATTGGTCTAATATATTAGAAAGAGTCCATTATTACTCAACGTGTAAAACTAAGGATTTTCCAGGAATTTCAAGCAGAACAATGTTTAAATATATGGATTTATTAGAATTAGTCAAGTAGTTTAGTATTCATATTATTTTTATTTTAACTAAGATAAAAATAATACTATTATGTATATTACATAATGATACAATCAAAAATAAATCCTGATAGTGTAAGTTATAAATCATACTATGGAATAGATTCTGATGATATAGATTATGATGCTAATATATACGATTATGAATTAAATAAAATACACTTTGAAATAGCATTAGGAAAAATAAAATATACATATTCAAATTATGGTATTTTATATTGTTCTGTTTATTTAATAATAAATGACTCTCCTGTATCAAAAATAGGTGTATTTGAAATAAAAGAAACAGATATATTGAATGATATAGAAGACGATGGTTTAGAGTTAGAAAACGGTCATATTTTACTGTTTGCTTCAAAAAATTATATAGAAAAAATGTTATTAAAAGAAGAAAAAAAACCACCTATTAAAATAGAAAACATAGAATTTGAAGATGATATATTGGAAGTAACGGAAATAGATGATGTATTAAAATTAGATATAGATAAAAGTAAAATAACAGATACAAACCTGAAGACAATGGATAAGTTAAAAGATGGTGTTTTTGTGTCAAATACTTTAATGGAAATTCCACCACTATTACCTGAAGAAAGTAAATTAGAAAGTGATGAATTAATAGCTGAATATAAAGAAACAAAAAATAATAATTGGATAGAAAGTTTTATGCAAAATAATAAATATTCATTAATAGATAATGAAGGCAGTGGTGATTGTTTTTTTGCCGTAGTAAGAGATGCATATCGTCAAATAGGAAAAGATACAACAGTTAATAAATTAAGAGCAATTGTTTCGAGGGAAGTAACTGAAACTATATTTAATGATTATAAAACTTTATATAATAATTTTTATGCTGAATATCAAAGCATTGAAAATGAAATGAATGCAATAAAAAAAATAAATTTAGAAATGAAACGTAGAATTACAAATATTACTGATAAAACAGAACATCAAAAATTATTAGAAGAAGCAACTGAATTATCCCAACGTTATAAACAATTAGGAGAACAAAGAATAACAACAAAAAATCTATTAAATGAAGTGTTATATATGCAAGATATTAATAATATTGAAGGATTACGAGAATATATACTTACATCACGTTATTGGGCGGATGAGTGGGCAATATCTGTTTTGGAAAGAGTTTTAAATGTAAAAATGATAATAATGGATGAATCTGCATATAAAAATGATGATAAAGATGGTGTTTTATCTTGTGGTCCAGTTTATAATCTTTCAAAAGATCAAGTGCTTGATCCAGAATACTATATAATTACAAGTTACAATGGAGAACATTATAAGTTAGTTACTTATAAAGAAAAACATATATTTAAGTTTAAAGAAATTCCTTATAATATAAAAAATATGGTTGTAAATAAATGTTTGGAAAGAAACTCAGGTGTATATTATCTAATAAATGATTTTAAAATGTATAAAACAAAATTAGGACTTGATGCTAATTACGGAGAACCTATTAAAGATGAGGACGATTATTTAAATAAAAATCTATATGATAGTGATATTACAGTTATGTTTCATTCCAAATCAGATGGTTCTCGAAATATAGGAAAAGGAATTGGTGAAAAAATAGAGAATGATAAACAAATTGAATATAAATTATTGAACACAAAGAAAAAAAGTGATACACTATATAATTGGAGAAGAAAACTAGATGACGAATGGTATGGACCATTCACAGTTGATGGAAAACGTTGGGCTACTATAAAACATTATACATTAGGTTCTCAATATAAAAAAGGATTTCCTGATTTTTATAGTAAATTCTCTTTAGATAGTGAGAGTAATATATCAAATGATGTTAATATTGCAATTGCAGCTGCAAGTAAAACGGGAATGTACGATAAAGAATTAATTCGTCCTGAAAACGTTACAATAGATGCTGATTATTTTACATTAGGTAATGATAAAAGAAGCGAAGATGATAGATATAAAGCACTTATTGCAAAATTCAGTCAAAATCAAGATTTAAATAAGGTTTTACTAGAAACAAAGCGTGCAAAGTTAGTAAAATTTGTTAGAAGAAATGATCCACAAGTTGATATGTTATTAATGAAAGTTAGAAAAGATTTGAGATAATCTAATAATTTGCTTACATTTTTATATTAATGTATAATATAAATATGGCAGATAAAATACATACAATTGATAGTGATGACGAACAAAATACTATTAGTTTAGATAAGGGACAAGATAGTAAATCTTCTTCATTAGAAACAATACCATTACGCATATCCAGATCAAATAGCATATTTGAAACTATGATAACACATAAAGCTGTATTAATATTACTTCAATCTACTTTATTAATATATAATTACGGTAAAACATTTACAACAAACGACCCAAATGAAACTATAGAGACATTTGTAAATAAATCTATTAAGGATGGTTCTATACATAAAATAGGGTTAAGTGATGTTCGTAAATCAGCAATTATGGAGTTAAAAGAAATTGCTCCTAATGGAAGAGTTCATACATTTATAGATGATGAAACCACTGATATACAAATTGGTATTACAATAAATGACGAACAAAAACATTTTGCAATTGTATTTCGTGGTAGTGAATCTATAAAAGATTGGTATTATGATTTACAAGTATATAAG